TGTTCCAGCATTAGCTTCAGCAACGGTTATATCAAGAATGAAGGCAATGGGCTTAAACGAAAAAGACATAGAGCTTTTAACAAAGCCATATCCCAACGAACATTCTTGCAGATTAGAAAGTCCATCAAAATACGATAAATTTAGAAGAGAAAAATGTGCCGCAAAGAAAAACGGAAAATGCATTGATTTTATTTATGGAATTAAGAGCGGCAAATCAGAACTGCAGGCAATGAGATTTAATAAAGAAATTTGGGATACTGAGGCTGCACGTTCTTATTGTAAGGAAAAAGGAGGAACGTTTGAGGCAGCCGCTGGCAGGGCAAATATAAAACCTTCAAAAACCAAGATAACCAATAAAAAGGAAGCAAAGAAATCCCCAACTTCGCCGAAGGGTGAAAAAGGGGTAGTTTCGAAAGGGAAGCAGGGCGAAACTAAAGGTCGTAAATCTCAAATGGGTGAGCCACGAGACTATGTGGTTATTGCACAAAAGGCACTTGAAAAATGTTTTCAAGAGCCTGCAAAATCTCGCCAATTTGAGAAAATCGCCTACAGGGCTATTGAGAAATCTTTAATAGAATTCAAGACCCATGGAAGGAGAAAAGAAAGAGAAGAAAGAAGTTAAAAGAGACAAGAAAGAAGAGCTGGACGAGATGGCAGAACGCTTTGCTAAAAAATTCAAGGAAGCAACGGGATTAGACAAGCTTCTAAATAGGAGCGAATATCCCAAGGTCCTTGAAGAAAAAGCAAAGAAAGACTCTCGTTTAGCCAAAATTCTTGTTGGAGGGGTTGAAAAAAACAAAAAAGATTTGACCAGTAATGAAAAGGCTCTCCTGTGGTTTGGTGCTATCTTGAGAGATGATAAGAAAATGCAAAAAGCTCTGTCAGAAGGAACAGCCGCTGATGGTGGCTATCTTTTCCCTGACGAGTTTAGAGCAGAACTTATCAAAGAAATTGAGGCACAACCCAGAATGAGAAGTCTTGTTAGGGTTTTGCCAATGAAAAGGGATGTTATGAACATTCCTGGATTGGCATCTGGACCCCAGGTTTACTGGACGGAGGAAAATGCAGTAAAATCTACTACAACCCTTCACTTCACAGAGCATACACTTACAGCTCATAAGATAGCTGCAATTCTGTATGCATCAGATGAGTTAATTGAAGACTCAACTGAAATTGACGTTCTCTCCATTGTGAGGTCAACATTTGCAGAGAAGATTGGTGATTTTGAAGATCAATATATCATACAGGGAAGTGGAACTAACCAGATTACTGGTTTGAACAATTGTTCAATTCCCACTGTAACCTGTAGTGGTAATCTTGACTTCAATGATATCATCAATCTGATCTATAATCTTCCTTCACAATATAGAAGCGGTGCAAGCTTCTTGGTTCACAATACTAATATTGCTGAACTAAGGAAGATTACTGACTCAAATGGCAGATATCTCTGGCAAGAGCCATTGAGTCAAGGACAACCAGCAACAATCTACGGTTATCCTGTTTATGAGATGAACCATCTTTCAGAAAGCCAAATTTACTTTGGTAACTTCAAGCTTGGTTACATTCTCGGAGACAGGAAGAGAATGACCGTTGAAACTACACGAACATCAGAGACTGCTTGGACAAGAGACCAAGTCTCAATTCGTATAGTTGAAAGGATTGCTGGTAACTGCGTATTGACCAACGCAATGAGAGAATTAGTTTCAATTCCGTAGTAGGATAGAAATTTCTTAACAAAATTGATTAAGGGGGCAATTACTTCCCTTGTTGTCCCTAAAATCAATTTAAAACTATGCAAAATATTAGGTTTTTAAAAGATTACAAAAATTACAAAAAGGGCAAATGTTATTGTGTTTCAAACAACACAGCGGCTTCTTTAATACAAAAGGAGATAGCTGTTTTGTCAACCACTCCCCTCCCCTCCTCCACTGAAAAAAAACATAAAATGATGACACCCAGGCGGGGTAGGGGATATGGAAAGCCAAAAACAAGATATAGGACAAAATAGTCTGAAATAGCCGTATTTGGCTCATATTTGCCCCACAACGCATTTAAATTGAAAAGCTGATGTATGGCCTATACTACAACACAAAAGGTCAAGGACTACCTTCAAATAGATAATTTTACCCACTCGCGAACAGCGACGGCGATTTCTGATTGGATTAATGCGGTTGAGGAATGGATAGATAATTATTGCGGAAGAACATTTAAAAGTGAGACAACAACAAAACTATACGATGGAAATGGAAAGTCCCAACTTATAACTGATGATTTTACAACGTTGACAAGTATAGAAATTTTAGATGAAGACGGAAATGTTGAAGATTCTACTTCGGATTCAACTGATTGGTTCACAATTCCTGCCAATGAAAAGCCCAAGACAGCAGTTAAATTAAATCCAAGGGGTCAATCAATGAGAACGATATTTCCGGTTGGGACACAGAATATAAAACTTCACGGAGATTTTGGTTATGAGTCAAGCGTTCCAAGGGCGGTTGAAATGGCAGCAACAATGTTGGTGGCAGAATTAGTTAAAAACCACGACCAGCAGGCAGGAGACGTAAAATCAGAATCATTAGGAGATTATTCCGTAACTTATGCAGATATAGATAAAATAGCAACAGAGCTAAATGCAACAAAGCTCTTGGAGCAATTTAAAAGAGCTTGGGTATAAAGCAATATGTCTTTTAAAAAACTGCTTGGAGAATCAGTAACAGTATTAAGAATGACTGCTGTCAGTGGAGACAAGACAAAATTTCTTACGCTGACAACCACGCTTAATGCCCATCGAAGAATCGTAGACCCCCAAAAATCATTAGAGCTTGGCGGCTCTGTTGGTAAAATGTTTAAATTTTATTTTGAAGAAGGTGCTGATATTGCAGATGGAGATATTTTAATAGACGAATCAGATGGCACAAGATATCAGATAACAGCGGGTGGTGTTGATTTAATAGATAATATTGGGGGTACTGGCGTAAGGCATATTGAGGCACTTGCCAAAAAACTTGATTAAATATGTTTAGAGCAAAAGTAGACTTAAAACAAATAAAAGGATTTCAAAAGGCATTATTGGCTGCTCCAATGGATTTAAAGAAAGAGCTACAAAAAGCTATTGCAAAATCAACAATGAAAGTGGAGCAGAAAACAAAGCCCATTACACCATATGATACGGGAAGATTAAGGGCAAGTATAAGAAGCTATTTGGCTCCCAATATTGGAAAGATATTTCCTACTGTGGATTATGCAATATTCGTTCATGAGGGTACGAGCAAGTGGCCACTATCAAAACCACCAAAAGCGGCAGGAACAGTAAGGCAATTCTTAAAAGTGGGGCTTGAAAAATCAGAAAGAGATATACAAACATATTTTGAGCAAGCAATAGAAAATACCTGGAATAAGGTAATAGCAAAAACAAATATATATAAAAGATTATAAAGTATGGCAATAGAAGTATTAAGAGACCACATTAAAACAATGTTGCAGACAGAGACAGATATTCAGGAGGTTCACGATTATCCAACAATTGACTTTAATGGCTATCCTGCTGCAGTAATTCGTTTTAGTGGCAATGAATCAGATTATGAGACAACAGCACATAATGAAAGGCATTATGTTTTTGAGATTTACATTGTGCAGGAGTCAGAATCGGCGTTGACCAATAGAAGACAAGCAAGAAGAAAAATAGAGAGCTTATGTGAAAAGATTTTAATGCTATTTGATGATGATGAGTATATGTCAGGAGTGGGATTGGGGCCAGATTATACCCTACTTGCCACAATACCAGTGGTTTCAGAAATTGAAGATTTAGAAAAACATATAGCAGCAAAGATTACAGTAACGGTGAGGATATCAGTAAATATCACCACCTAAAGGTCGTTTAAAGGTCGTTTTTTAAAAAAAAACAAATTAAAAATTTATGGCAAATCCATTTATAGGCAGAAAAATAGACGTAGGAATCGCTAAAGAGTCTTCAAGGGGAACCTGTGCGAGTGCTTCAGATTATATCTGGATTCCTTATGGAAATTTAAGCTTTCAGGAGAAAGTAGATAAGGTAATGTCAGAACAGGCAGTATCCCACATAGCACAACACACAACAGCAGTTGTGTCAGATGCTTATGCAGAAGGAGAGCTGTCGGGAGAGGTTTTTTCAGGGTCATTGGGGTTGTTATTGTTAAATATTTTTGGAAGCGTATCATCGTCATCTTATGCAACATCAGCATATGAGCATACTTTTACGCTTGACAATAACAATCTTCACGATTCCCTTTCAATTGCTTACAAGGACGACGAGAGAGATTTATGCTTTGCAAATGCAATGCTTTCAAATCTTCAGATTGAAGTAACGCCAGGAGATACTGTAAAATTTACAGCTGGAATTCAGTCTTTGTATCCTTCAGACCATGCTTCTTGGACATCAGATTATTCAAAGATAGAGCACAGATTTAGAGGAAGAGATTTGCACTTTAGGATTGCAGCGAATTCTGGAGACCTTGATTCGGCTTCAGATATTTCAGTTAAATCATTTACGCTGAATTTCATTCAGGACTTGGTAAGAGACAATCCTTGTGGAACGCTTGGAGCAGAAGATATCTACAATACAATCTGGAGAGTTGAGATGGAGGCAGTATTGAATTTTGAAGACGAAACCTATCTCGATTATGCTCACAACAACACACAGAGAGCAGTAAGGTTTGAATTGGAGAATCAGGATGTTACGATTGGAGACGGAACAGGAAACCCGAGTTTTAGGATTGATTTTCCAAAGGTCGGATTTAACGCGTGGGAGAGAAGCAGTGATTTAGATGATATTGTGTCACAGACGCTTAGTATGGAAGCGTTCTATGACTTAAATACATCTAAAATTGTTTCAAGCTGCTACCTACGCAATGAAACAGCGTCCTACTAATATGATTCCAAGGACAAAAACAATTAAAACTCCACTCGAAGGAAAAGAAATCAAGTTAAAAGCATTTCTTACTGGTGGAGAAAAGATTTCTTTGGCAGACTCGGAGGACAAGAGTAATATTGAGATAACGAGAAGAATGATTAAAGTTGTTGTTCTTGCTGTTGATGATAACAAAGAGAAAAGAGTAGAAGCGATAGAAAGTCTACACGGAAAAGACTTTGATTTTGTATTGCAGGAGATTACAAAAGTTGTTGATGAATCTTCTTTGACAGAAAAAAAAATGAAATAATATCTGATTACTGGAATTTGGTCAGGGTCGGCAGGGCAAGGGTAAGCGAAGAAACAAAAATGCTTATTATTAGTCGTATGATGCACTATACATATAACGACTATTGTAGCAATCCAAGCTGGTTTAACGATCTTTTGATGGAGTTTGAAAGATTAAAAGCAGAATATGAAAGACGCCAATCTAAGGGTAATAATATCCGCCCAAGATAAAGCATCTTCTGTATTTAAAAGGGCTGGGAAGACACTTTCTTTAGCACTGACAGTG